TGAGTCGCAGTCACTCCCACCGGCTTACTCGCGTATTTCCCGGATGGCAGCGGCAGCGGAAATGCCTGCCCGTTCCATGTGATGTTGCCCTTGCTGTCGATGTTCAGTAGCACGTCGCTTGCTCCTTGAGACTTAGTCGTCCTGGCTGGGACCGTTCAGCATGTTGCGCATGATGCCGTGCGCCTGGCTCCGTGGCTGGTTCGCCGCCGGCTTCACGCGCCTGAGCCGCGGGTTCGCTTTCTTCGCCGCCGGCGAGGCCTCGCGCGTCTTGCTCGCCAGAATCGCGCCGGCCGCCTTCTTCCCCACGCCTGCCTTCGCCGCGATCTTGTTCTGCATCGCCGCGAAACCCGGATGCTGTGCGCTCATGGCTGTTGCTCCTTAACCTCGGACTTGATTTCGTCTTCCAGAATCGATGGCAGCGACAGAACCATTCGCAGCGCCGCGATCGCGCCGCGCGCCATGGCCGTTGTTCGCTCGTCGGCCGGCCGCTCCAGCTCGCGCCGATGCCGCTCCAACTCCCCGGTCAGCCGCCCCTCAATCAGCCGGTACCCGCTCGACGCCCGCAGCTCATAGAGCGCGTCCAGATCGTCGCCGGTATACTTCGTGTCGGCCATTTAGAGCATTCCGTCGTGTGGCTGCGGAGCCATCGTAGCCCCGGCCTGTTGCGGTCCTGGCGGTATATCGCCGTTCGCCGGCGGCTGGTTCACTCCTGACTGCATTCCGCCGCCCGGCGGCGCGCTACCGCCCCCGCCGTACATCGCCGCCAGGTTCGGCGGCAATCCACCCGGCCCCTGGCCCCGACCCGCCGAAGCGTCGGGTACCCCGCCCGGCCCCGGATTGAGTTGGTTTACAAGGTGGGAAGTGAGCGCCTGCATCAGCATCTTCGTCCGTTTCTGCTGCTGGGTATCGAGGACGTGCTTCACCATCTGCGCGATCGCCTTTACGTCGCGGTCCGGATCCCGCCGCGCGTCTTCGAGCTGCCCCGTGTGCTTCACCAGGTGCAGATCGTCGTTGTCTTGCGGGTTCACGTGGACGTCTGTCTCGCCTTCGAGCATCCGCGACCATTCCCGATCCGGCGTCTGCGGTTCGTCCAGGTCCGGAGGCGGAGGAACCAGCGTCGCGAAATCCGTGATGCCGAACTCGGTGGCCACCCGGTTCGTGATCGACCAGAGCGCTTTCGGGTTCGTCGCGATCAGCGGGTTCTGGCTCACCAACTGGTAGAACCCCAGAATCTCGGCCTTCTTCTGCTGCCGCGCGTACACGCTGGTGGCGAACTTTAGCTTGAAGTCGTACCGGCCCCCGAACTCCTTGGCGGTCATATACGCGCCGCCGGCCTTGATATCGAACAGCCCGTTCGCGGCCTCGCCCGTCGTCCGGAAGAAAATCCCCGGCTCGGTCTTTGGCGCCAGGTCGCAGTCCAGTTCCCAAAACTCGGTGATGATCGCCTCGAAATCCTCGCGCAGAATCGCCGAGTCCAGGTACGCCCGGATGTTGCCCTCTTCAATCAGCGCCAACTGCCCCGTGGCCGTCTTAGGCGCGTTCGGCCTGTCGATCGCCCGGCCCAGCGATTGGTCCGTGATGCCGGTCACCCGCTCGCTCGTGGCCAGGATGTCCTGCTGCTTCGCCATGGCGTATTCCAGGTTCGGCGTGATCTTCACTACGTTGACCGAAGTGGGATCCTCGGTCGGATACGCCATCCCGGGTTGCACCTTGAACGCCTTCTGGTTGAATCCGCCGCCCGGTTTGAAAAAAATGATCGGCCAGACACTCAGCTCGCCCGCCGCGGTGAACAACCGCGAATTCGCCGTGGCGTCGTTCTCCAGGTCCTCCAGAAGCGCGCCGAACCATTTGGGCCTGTACGTCCCGTCCTTGATCAGCGTCGATTCGACGAACGGCCGCCGCTTCCGCATCTTCGGGTACAGCTCGAGCAGATCCTGCACGCCCACGATCTTGCGCAGCCCGGGGATGTAGCGAACCACCCAGTCGGCCTCGTACGGCAGCCGCTTCTCCAAGTCGTCCACCTCGGCGCTCCGCTTGTACTTCTTCAGCGGCCGCCAGGCGCCGTACCACTCCCAAACCCAGATCCCGCGCCGCCCCAGCACGTAGTAGTCGTAGTCCACGCCCTCCGACTTCTCGCGCTCCGTCCGGACCGGATCCATCCCCGCCAGCGTGTAATCGTTCGCGATGTCGCCCGATTTCGCCCACGAAATCAGTTGCCTCACGAACTCCGGATCGGACGTGCCCTGGAACAGCGTCCCGTCCCCGCGCTGTAAGTCGTCCACGGTGTAGCGCACCCGCCGGATGACGTGCGAAAAGTCCTGTAGGCTGAGAACCCCCCGCTCCGGAGGAACCATCAGATCGTCCGGCTCGAGCGGGAAGAACCCCGGGCCCTCGTAATCACATACGCGCTTCACCTGGCCGTGCTGGATCGTGTCGAACTCCCGCCGGTACCAGGGGCGGTACGCGGCCGCGTGGCCATTCAGGATGCGCCGGAACTCGAACACGGCCAGCGGATTGGTGATCTCCATCTGGTCGAACACCCGCGAGGTCATATAGCAGCCGACCTTGTGGATCTTCCGCGCGTCGTCCGGCCCGGTGGCCCGCGCCGTGATCGCCGCCTCGTCGCCCAGCAGCGCCTGCATATCCCGCGCCAGCTTGTTGAAGCACTGCCACTGCACCAGCGGAACGACGTGGTTGGGCTTGTCTTCGTTGCCGGCGCCAGGTGGATCCACCCGCGCTTCCCACTTCTGCATCCACCCGCGGCAGCGCTCGGCCCAGCGCAGGTGCGTTGCCTTGTCAGTCAGAAAGTCCTGCTCAATGCGGTCGACCAGCTTGGACTTCTCGCCGTCCGGCAGCGCAATCTGAAAAGACCGGGGGCGAGCCATCAGGCCCGCCCCCGCAGATGGGAGGAACGATTGGTCACTTCGCCCGTACTATCGCCCCGGGCCGCGCTCGGCTTCAGTGGGGCGGGCCTCCTGGCCTGCCTTCTTAGAGTCCCGGCCCGAAGATTGCAAAACCAAACAGCGCCTCAAATAGACCTAGCGCACTCTGGCGATACGCGAGTTCCTCCAGTCCCGGCTGCCGGCGTGCCATAGTTCTCGTCGCGCACCAGTCCGCGTGTTCCCCCCGCCCAAACACGCAAGCCTCGCAGCACTTCGCCGGATTCGGCTTGTACGGGTTCGAACGCGGTCCATCGCGGTCAGGCATATACGATCCTTTCCCGCCGCCCGCGCCGCGCGATCGCGCAAGCCCAGCGCAACTCCTCCAGATAGATCCCCTTTGCGAACTCCGCCAGCCGGGCGTACGCGCTCACCGGAGCATCAAGCCGCTGTATCCTGGCCCGCCAGTGAGCCACATGCTCCGTGTGTGTCTGACAGGCAGAGAGCGGCATGGTGCAGAGCAGCGCGTTTCGAGCGGCCACGTCCGCCCTCCGGCGCGCCAGCCGGGTCGCCCTCTGGTCCGCAAGCATGCGCCGCTCAACGTTCGACATTGGCCGTGTCTTCCGCGGCCTGGCCCCCGTCTCAGTCCTCATCCTGTTTCCCTCCGTACCGCTGCGCCTTCCATTGCTCCTGTCCCTGCTGTTGCACCGCGTCCCGATACAAGAACGCCCGCCGCGCGTACGGCAACCCTTCTACCGCCAGGGCGGCGCTGAACACATCGTCGTCGTGCTTCTGCCCTTCCTCGCGCCCATTCGCCTTGCGCACAAACTCCCGCAACTGCTGGATGGTCTCCGGATCGTGCAGGTGGATCGCGCCCTCGCGCAGCGCCCGGTCCAGGTTCGAAATCAGCACCGGCCGGAACACCGTGTTCGTGTCGTAGCCCAGCTCCTGCAGCAGCGGCTGCCGCCGGTCGCTCGGATCCCGCTGCTTCGAATAGATCAGTTCGAGCGGGTACTGCAAGGTCAGCAATTGCCCGATCACCGCCTTGCCCACCGCTTTCTGCTCCGGCACGAGGAACGCCCACTGGTAGAGTCTGCCCAGCCAGTAGAGTTGCTGTGCCCACGGCATCGGCTCCAGGCGCACCTTGAGCTTGGCGCACCCCTCGCCGTCATCCGCGTCCAACACCGTCGCCGAACACCAGTCCGGGTCGCTCGATCCCTTTTTCGCGGTCGGGTCGATTCCCTCCGCATGGTCAGCCCCGATGATGTAGTGCCCACCCGGGCGCGGCATCCGGTACACCACCAGGTCGCCCCGCCCGTCTCCCGCCGGCAGGAACTGGACCCGCTTCTCCACGCCGGCGTCGATCACCTCCAGCTTCCCGCGCGGCGCTTCCGCGATCGCCGGCATCCGCGCCACGGCCGCCATGTCGAAGATCGTCCGCCCCGACGTCAGAAACGCTTCCTGCGGATTGCCCGGATGCTCCTGCTGGAACCGCTCCGCCTTCCCCTCGCACGAAGTCTCGATCAGGAACCGCCGCCACGCGAGCTGCCGCAGCGTCAGGTTATACCGCTGCTGCTCTTCCCACTCCGCGCGCGTAAGGCTCTTCTGAAACGCCGCGGCCGACGCGTACCCCAGGCGCGTCGCGTCGATCGCATTCTCCGGATGCTCCCAATATCCGAAGAACACGAACGCCCAGCCGGACCGCCCCGACTGCGCCAACTGGCACAGCTCGTAGAAATCGCCGCCCATCCCGTTCGCCGTGCTCTCCACAATCACGCCCGAGTCCGGCGAGTTCGGCACGCGCTGCATGGCCCCAGTCATCAACGTGGCCAGCGAACGGTAGAAGGCCGCCTCACTGAAGTGCAGCCAGTTGAACGGCGCCGAGCGCACAATGTCCTCGTTGTTCGCCGTGCCCACCAGAATGCTCGATTCGTTCGCCCACCGCAGCCACCGGTCCGTGTCCTTCACCAGGTCCGGCAGCACGATCGCCGCGTTCCACTCCTCCCCGTACGGATGCTGGCTGTACGACTTGATGTATTGCTGGTAGTACTCGAACACCAGGTCCGCGTGCGCGTAGATATCGGCCAGCACCAGCGCCCGCCGGCCGGGAAAGAACGGCACGCGCCGGAAGATCTCCGTCGCCGCGCTCGACGACATCCAGACCTGGCTCGCCTTCAGGCAGCACACGCGCACCGGAACGCCCGCCTGCTCTTGCTTGCGGATGGCCGCGTTCAGTTTCATCCCCGCCGGCGAATGCCGGTACGGGACCGCGATGCCTTCTTTATTGCGGATCTCAAGCCGCGCGCAGAACTCCGCGTGGTTCGTGAACCCGCGGATCATCGCGCGCATCTCGGCCGGCGTCAGATCGTTCGGCGTCAGGCCGCCTTGAGAAGCCCCCGCAGATTGGCGATCGCCGCCTTGTGGATCTGTGACACCCAGCTTTCGCCCACGCCGAGCGCCCGCGCCGCTTCCGACTGCCGCATGTCCCCGCCGTACACCAGGCGGATCACCTCGGCCTGGCGCGCCGGCAGCCGCGCTACGTCGTCCCATATTTTGCGCTCCTCCGCTCGCTCCACCAGAACCAGCGGGGATGGGTCGTGTGACGCCGCCTCCGCCACCAGCCCGTCATCGTTTACGAGCGGCGTTGCCAGCGGATGGTAGTTTCTTCGCCGGATCGCGTCGATGCACGCCCCGCGCACCCCCGCCCACGCGAACGCCCGGAACGCCCTTCCGTCCTCCGGATCGCCCCGATACCTTGCCGCCGCCTTGAGCAGCCCGATCGCCGCCGGTCCGCTCAGGTCCCCTTTTTCGAACCACGTTGGCAGCGCCCGCAGCACTCTTGCCGCCACCGCCAGCGCCCACTCCAGATGCTCGACGGCCAGCCGGTTGCGGCGCTCCAGGTCCTGTTTCGCACCGGCCCCCGTTTTCGCCGCCGCCTGCGTCCGCTGTGACTTGTCGATACAGCACAAGCAACTCTTCGAACGTCCCCTGGAATTTCCTGCCGCCCTCCCCGCCATGGTCCTCTCCCTTGGTCAACGTGAGAAATTCGCCCAGCCGGCCGGCCGCGCGCAGTTGCACTTCGTGGTCGTGCGGCGTTTTCTTCTTCGCCGTGAGTCCCCGGTCGATGGCGTCCAGCGCCTTTACCAGCGACTTTTTGAGCCGGTCGGTATGCGGCTTGAGCAGCTCGCGGATCTCAAGCGCCGTCTCCGGCTCGGCCGCCAGGCGCTCCACGTGCCGCTCGCTGCACCGGGCCGCCTGGGCGATCTTACGCGTCGGCGCGCCTGCCACCTTGCCTCTTGCCACAATCGACCGCCGCGCCGCCTTGCTCGCCTTGGTTCCCTTCCCCGGCATCTATTCCACCAACGCCTTCGCGATCGCGCGCATCTCGGCCGCGATCGCCGCCCGGCTCATGCGCCGGATGTGCGTCAGTTCCTCAGCCAAACAGAACAGCCGCGTCGCCGAGTCCACCACGCGCCGCGCGTCGGGATTCGTCTCCCACCGCGCCACGCCGATCGCGAGTTGCGCCTCGATCCGCGCCGCTGCCGTCATGGCGAGCTACAGCTTCCTGGTGGCGTACTGCCCGCGAATGTTGCGAGCCAGATGTTTGCCCTTCGAAGGCGACGCCAGCAGGGCCTGATGGTGCTCAGCCGGCACACCGTCGTATTCGTACTCCGCGCCGCTATGGAACCGCACGCG